TTCTTATTGTTGTATAAATTGCTGTCGTGGTTTTGACAAGGCATCGAAACGTGTTCAACAAGTCAAGGTGCTCTGCTTAGAAATAGGCAGAGCATCTTGTTCCAAGAAAATTTGGAGATAACTATGACCATACCTGCTAGCATAACGTCTGACATGTTATCCCAGCTGAGACGCATGGTGAACGAGCCAGCAACTTCTCCTTACACAGATGAAATACTGGCATACTACATCCAGCTCCATCCTGTTACAGACAAAAACGGCATCGATATCAACGAGAATGATTGGATGCTGTATTTAGATTTCAACAATAGCGAGACTAGCTATGCGGATTTAGTGAGCAATGCTTCCCTTCCTGTGTGGATCCCTACATGGGATTTGCATGCAGCAGCTATGGATATTTGGGAGGAAAAAGCTGCATTGGTGCAAGCCTATTACAATTTCTCTGCAGACGGAGCAAGCTACTCTCAAAATCAATTGTATGAAACCGCGATGGATCAAGCACGTTATCATGCTGCTAGGCGCAAACCTCAAACCCGTGCCACACACAAGTCACCTGTAGAACGTAGATTTGATGTGTTGTCAGCCGGATATGCATGGTGGAGGAACTAATGCCTTTCCTAGCAACAGATCTTGCCCGCATGCAAAAAGCCCAAGAATTCCACATGCCAGACGTTTGTCATAGGCTTGTATATTCAAGAACATTCGATGAGTACAATTCACCCCAAGAAACGTGGACAGAAGATACTACCGACATCCCATGCGGCATTGAACAGCAAGCTGGATCTGAGGACATAAGTGACACCAGAACGACTGTTACCTATGATGCAACAATCAGATTGCCGATTTCTCAGGCAGACATATGGGACGTAAAGGACAGATTGCTTTTGACTAGAAGATTTGGATCTGCAATTTTACCTATTACTTATTGGATTGCTTCGCCAGTCCAACGAGGTCCCAGTGCTATACGGTTGCTGCTGAAGAAAGTTGTGATGTGATAATGGTAGCAAGAAATCCAAATCATAAACCTGCTGGAACGCCCGAAGGCGGACAGTTTACTTCAAAAGGGGACGGTAATGCCGTTGTCAATGATGTGATAAGAAAAGGTGCAAAGGCACATTATTTGTCTTCTGAATATGATCTGATGATGAGTACTGCGAAGAAGATGGTTGGTCTAAAAAATCCAGACCAGGCTGCAAAAGATGCATATACCTATGTAGCAGGTAGAGGGGCACAACATCTTCGCATAAATGGTGCATTGAGAAGTGGAAAAGAACCCCCAGAGATGCATGGCTTGGATGTTTTTACTTCCATAGGAGACAATACTCATGATGTTTTATATCGTGGTATAGATGATGATGTCTTTGCGGGGTTAAAAGTAGGACAAACATTCACGGACAAGGGATTTATGTCCACCAGCATTTCCAAGACGAAAGCCAAATTATTTGGAGACTACATGCTGATAATTCAGGGAATGCATGGAATTGGAACTCAGGCACCCATGTATCTGATGAACAAAGAAATACTTCTTCCTAGGAACATGTCTTATGAAGTTGTCAGCATATCTGGGAAAGTGGTGACAATCAAAGTCAAAAGGAAACCTATCTAGTGGAAAAATCCGACCTTTCTCTTACATTTGATTTGGAACCATTCCTGCAAAAACTTGCGAATGTTGATGCTATAACGAGATCAGAGGCAATTGGAATGTCTTTGGCTGCAGCAGCTACATACCTTGTAGGTGTAATAAAGACAAACATCGTTGCTAGGAAACTTGTTGACACAGGCAATCTTTTAGGAAGTGTGACTGCCGATGTTCCTGTGATAGGGGCAACCCAATCTTATGTTGAATTTGGTCCACATACAGTTTATGCAGCTATTCATGAATTCGGTGGCTTGATACGTCCTGTAAACAAAAAAGCTCTTGTGTTCATGGGAAAAGATCATAAATTGGTTTTCACGAAAGTAGTGCATATGCCAGCACGACCTTACCTGCGTCCTGCTTTGGATGAACATGGAAAAGATGCTTTTGATACAATGGCCAATACCATCGGCGGTATAATTAGCGAAGAATGGAGCAAATGATGGCTGATATTGACAAAGCATTAGTGTACCAAGTAACAAATGACAGCAAAGTTGCCGCACTAATCGCAGGGCGTTTTTATCCTGTGTCGATGCCACAGTCTGCTACTTTCCCTCTTGCCGTTTACCAGTTCGTATCAGGAACAGTTATTCAAGTCCATGGAGAGGTTGGTGTTTTGCCCCTTGCACGAGTTCAAATAACCTGTTGGGGATTGACTTTTATGGACGTGGTAGAAGTTGATAGAGCAATCAAAAATTCTATCGATGGAAAACGTGGGAACTGGGGAACAGGTGCATATGTAACAGCAATAGAAGAATGTGTAGCAGAAACAACACCAAGAGACGATCGCGATCCTAATACAGCTATCTATCAAAGATCGCGAGATTTTTCAATACAATGGAAGGAGTAATGTTATGGCAGGTATTCAAGGTGGTTACGGAACGATTGTAAAAATCAAAATCACATCAACTCTGACAGCTATTGCACATGCACTAGATGTTGAGTTTCCAGAATTTGAAAAAGTGCTGGCAGATGTGACAGCTCATGATAGTCCTGGTGGCTATCAGGAATGGATTGCTACTGGCAAACGCAAGCTGGGAGCAATGAAAATGAAATTGCTGTGGGATGTATCAGAGGCCACCCATGCTGCAATTACTGCAGCATTCAACAGCGATTTGCCTGTAGAAATGTCTGTTCAAGACCCAGACGGTGATGAAGTTATCACCTTCAATGCTCATATTCAAAAGCTGGGGCGTGTTGCAAAGCAAGAAGAAGGCTACACTTGCGATGTAACTATTCAACCCACTGGTATTCCTACGATTGGAGTCTAAAATGTGGACTTCTAATAAACCTTTACTTGACAGAAAAGCTATTCTCGGAGCATCAGATCTTGTCATCGAAAAAGTAGAAGTTCCTGAGTGGGGTGGGTATGTGTATGTAAGATCTTTGTCTGGCATGGAACGTGATGCTTTTGAAGGAAGCCTTGTTTCCAAAGATGGCAAAAACACCGTAAAGTTTGATAACATCCGTGCCAAACTTGTATGCAAAACAGCATGTGATGAAACTGGCAAACGACTATTCACCGATGCAGATGTGGCAGAGCTTACTCGAAAATCTGCATCTGCTCTTCAGCGTTTGTTTGAAACAGCACAGCGTCTGAGCGGAATTAGCGACACCGCCGTGCAGGAAGCTACAAGTGAACTAAAAAACGCCCAACCAGAAGATTCGCCTTCCGGTTAGCAATGGCTCTTGGGATGACGGTACATGATTTGTTATCTCGTATATCATCTCAAGAGCTCACTGAATGGATGGCATTCTACAGTTTAGAACCATTTGGCTATATTGCCAATCTACATGGAGATGCCATAACTGCCAGTGTGGTCGCAGAGGTAAATCGTGATAGCGAAAAAAGATCAGAACCATTTACAGCACAAGACTTCATCCCAACAGAACAGCAGCAACAGGATGAAAAGCCAAGCGTGTTTCAAAGGCTAAAGGATTATTATGCCCTTGGTAGCTCCAACTCTCAAAGCCAGACTAGCACTTGATACCAGTAACTACACTCAAGGAATTCAAGCTGCAGCAAATAGTGCCAAGTCATTGACAGCCATTACAGATAGTGTAGCCAGTAAATCTAGTGGTTCAATTACTGCTATGACTGGCAAAATAACCTCGGCAATAAAAAGCATGACATTATCTGCAACTTTTGCTATTGCTGCCATTGGAATTGGTATTTTTGCGATTGCAACTTCTATTGCGTCTCTTGGTATAGCCATCGTAATGTGGGGAATCCGCATGTGGGACACACTGGCTGCAAGCACGAGACCATTTTCTGAATTTCACGACCAGTTATTAGAATTACAAACAGCTATCAATGGATTGCGTGATGCATACTATGCCTTGTTTGTAAACCTGCTTGCAGCAGCAATGCCTGTTATCCTGACCGTTATTTCATGGCTTACCAAGATGCTGAACCTTCTGTCCATGGTCATTGCTGCATTGCTAGGACAGAAGATGGTTTATCAGGCAATTACTACCGCAGCTACACAGGCTGGCAACGCTGCCAAAGGTGCTTTGGCAGGATTTGACCAATTAGACATACTTGCCAATAACAACAATCTATTGCAATTCCAGCAGGTGCCAATTGATCCAGGTATTCTAAAAGGAGTACAAGATTTCAAGGACAAAATTGCAGAAACCTGGAAATGGATCAAAGATGAGTGGAATTTGCTGTGGTCAAACCCAGGAGTATTTTTCACACAATTCTGGAATTTGGTAGTTTTCATTGCAACAGTAGCATGGGGTTTTGCTGTGTCCAAAATTATATCTTATTGGAACAACCTGTCTGATCCTAGTAAAATACTTATCGTGATCCTGTTGTCAATTGCGGCAGCTTGGGCGCTTGTTACGCTTTTCATGAACTTGGGAGCAATAGGAATGGGAATTGCATCAGCAGCAATGGGAGCATGGAACATCATTGCTGGAATAGGAACGGGAATTACAACAGCTTTCGCTGCAGCGATGACTGCTGTTGATTGGCCATTGCTGCTTCTTGTTGTCACCTTAGGTTTGCTGATTGCTGGTATAGTCTTGCTTATTATGTATTGGCCGCAAGTCACCTTAGTTACAAAGGTTGCATTGAATCAAATTGCAAATTGGGCAATGATAATATTTGGAACCGTTATAAGTTTCATCAATGGTATATTGCAAGCAGTAATCAACGGAATAAACTCAGTGATTACTACCATTGATTCTATCAAATTTTCTATGCCGTCATGGATGGGAGGCATGTCGTTTGGGTTGAATATCCAACCTGTGCCAATGTTCCAAATTGGAATGCCAAACATTCCGCACCTTGCAGAGGGTGCAGTCATTCCTTCAAATAAGCCGTTCATGGCAATGCTAGGAGACCAGAAATCAGGAACTAATATTGAGACACCTGTGGATCTTTTGCGGTCTATTATGCGCGAAGAAATTGGTGGAATAAAAGCAGACATTTCTATCAGCTTCAATGGTTCTACCGCAGAACTGGTTCGTCTGCTGAAACCACATATTGACAAGGAAAATGTACGTGTTGGCAATAGTTTGGTCAAAAACACAGGAATGGTACAATTATGACCATAATCATAGACTCAATCACCTATGATGTAAACTGCACGTCTCTGAAACGTACAGCAGACTTTCTTGACAGATATGCAGAAAGAACTCAGGATGGTGTCTTGCATCGTGAACTTATCGGTGTGTACTTCAATTACAAACTTCAACTTGCAGAGCCTAGCATTTCTCAGCTGTCTGCCTATCAGGCACTATGGGCAAAGCTGACAGAAGCAGTTGAGTTTCACACCGTAACTGTCCCAGGATCAAATGGTTACAATTACACATTTACAGCATACTTTTCAGGGGTGTCAGACGAGCTTGAGATAATAAGAGACACCGGCAATTACTGGAAAAATCTTACAGTGAATTTTATCGCACAATCTCCGGCGGTAACAGCATGAGCAACTCTTATCCACTAGTTTCATTTGGTTTGGATGATACAAATATAAAAGACAAAATATCTTCCATAACTAGAGTGGAAGGAACTCCTCCCTTGTCAAACTTTTCAGATTTGCAATCAGGAATTGTTACTGTTGTTCCTTATGCAACATTTGAACCTGATTTCTGGGTATTAGACGGAAATTATAAATTCATGCCTGTATCAAGAACTCACAATGGATTTTGGGGGGCATCTTTATCTGATGGCAATGGAAATGTTGGCACTGGGACAAATAGTTCCAATTTTATCGTAAATTTTTCATCAGATCAATCAATTGACAGCTTCACCATGCACTTTGACAAGGCTTCTAACAATTGGTGCACAACTGTTCGTGTCGTATTCTTGGATGTAGCCAACAATGTTTTGTATGATACCACAGTTCATCCTACAAGTGTTGACTATACAATCACCCATTCGGTATCAAATTTCAGAAATATACGTGTCTATTTGCAAGCCACTAATAATCCATACCGTTTCCCACGCATGAAGGGATTCGATTTCAACACAGTTACTTATTTGGATAGCACCAAAATCAAGTCTGCAAAAATTACTGAAGAGTTCAGCCCAATAAGTGCCACTCTTACATCCAATTCATTTGATTTGGATTTGCTGCTAGATAGCTCAGATTTCAGCATCACCAACCCTGCTTCACCTTATGCAAATTTAGCAGACCGAATGCCATTCAGGGTTTACGAAGTTATAGATGGGGTGACATCATTCA